AAACTGGAGGATCGGGTGAAGCAACTGGAGCAGGAGAACGACGCATTGCGAGCGGATCTGCTGCTGTGGAATGAGAAGGAGGTGAAGCCATGAAAAAACCCATCTCCAAAACCCCGCGCACAGACCGTCAGCCATACATCACGGCGGGATTCAATAAGTTCGTGAAAGCTGGCTTCGCCCGTCAGCTAGAGAGGCAACTGGCTGGAGCGAACAAGCGGATCAAAGAACTTGAAGCCAAAGTGGATGAACTCCATGACCTCAAAAAATGGTTGGAGGGACGATGAACATCCCAATCGGACCAGCCGCATTCATATTCAAGCACAAGCGAACCGGCCAGATTGTCGTCGTACCCAACGAGCGATGGCATGAGTTGTACGACAAGAAGGACGACTGGGAACACACGACCAGCCTGAACGCTTGCGGTGCTTTGCAGTACATCATCGACGCCAAACCGGCTGAGAGGAAACGATACATCAAGTCACTTACGGAAAATCCATGAGATCAGCCAAAGAAATACAGCGTGAGGGCGACGGTCTGCGCGTGCTATCACGCGGAGAAGTGGGCGCAGCATTCAAGGCAGCACGGGCCAAGAAGATTGAAATGACCTCCTACTGGACACGTAAACGCGGAAAGGCAACCAAGTGACCGATAAGAAGACCATCGAGACAATGATGGAATACGGCGGCAGCTTCGTTCGCAAACTAGGCGCTGCTGCCTTGGTGGCCGACCAACAGAACCTCAACCGCATCAAGGCCACCTGGCCCGAGTACTGGGAACAATACACCAGGATGGCAAAGCATCTTTCCGAGGTCGAAAAGCAGGCCTCGAAATAACACAACAACAACGACAACACAGCAACACATGGGAATCACAGTCACAAGCAACAAGGGCGGCGGCAACTTCGAGCCGTGCCCGGAATACACAGGCCGAGCGGTATGCGTCGACATCACGCCGCTCAAGGCCTACGAAACGCAGTACGGCACCAAGCAAAAGTTCAAGATCGCATTCGAGCTGGACCTGATCGACAAGAGCCGCAACCCGGTGCAGCCCTGGGTGGTCATGACAGCCCCAATGACCGCCAGCCTACATGAGAAGGCAGGCCTCACCCGGTTCATCAAGGACTGGTACGGCCGAGCACTGACCGCCGAGGACACCACCAGCCTCAACCTCGACAACCTCATCGGAAAGCCTGCCACCGTGGTGATCGTCCACGAGAAGAGCCAGGACGGGACCAAGACGTTCGCCAACATCAAACTCATCATGCCCCACAAGGTCGGTGAGCCACTCAAGCCGTCGGGCCTGTGGGTACGCCTGGAGGACAGGCCGCCGAAGGACGAGCAGGGGCAGCCCCAGGCGCCCGCCAAGCTCGACCTGACCAAGGTGCAGGTGCACGTCGGTAAATTCAAAGGCACAGCCATCTCCGACCTCACCGAGTCGGCTGTCAACGGCCTGGCCGAGGTGTGGATTCCCAAAGCCATGGCCAACAAGGACATCACGCCCGAAGACAAGCGCCTCATTGCCGCGGTCAACGCCCGCCTCGAAGAGATCAAGGCCAACAAGGAGATCACATCCGATGACGACATCCCCTTCTGAGGCCAAGCCCAAAAAGGTCTACATGAAGGTGGCGCCGATGGTGCCCCAGGTAGTCCAAATGCGCTCCGAGGGAATGACCCTGCAGGAGATCGGCGACAGGCTGCAGCTAACAAGGCAGCGCATCCACCAGGTGATCAAAGGCGCCAAGGAGATGGAAGAGATCACAGCCATCTGGGGATTCCCGTTCAGCAACCGCACCTTCCGTATCCTAGAGGACCTCTGCATTCACACCAAGGAGGAGGCCATGGCCCTCTACAAGTCCGGCCATCTGTACCCGGGCGCCGTCTGGTCATTCGGCTGGAAGAGCTACCGTGAAATCTGCGAATGGCTGGAAGTCGAGCCATTGACTAGGAAGCCACGCCACTACAAGACGTGCATCCATTGCGGCAAGCACACCTAAACACACTTTCCAGCAGCCTGTTGCTGCTGGGACTCATGGGAAGCCGGGGGCGCGCATCGGCGGACAAACGCGCATCAACTACTAACACAAAGCAATTTAGCAATATGCCAGCCAATCCAACAATCATCTTTGACATCGAGACCGGGCCGCTGCCGGTCGAACAGCTCAACATCCCGCCATTCAATGCGGCCGACGTGAAGCTGGGAAACATCAAGAACCCTGACCTGATCGCAGAGAAGATCCAGAAGGCCGAGGAGAATCACGCCGCGGACTACATCAAGAATGCAGCTCTCGACGCCTTGAGCGGCCAGGTGCTGTGCATCGGTTACCGCAAGGACTATCAGGAGACCGCGGTGCTGTCGGCAGAAGCCGATGGCGAGGCCGCCATGCTCCGGCAATGGTGGGCGCTGCTGAACTACTACGAGCGGACACCGAGGTTGATCGGTTTCAACATCAAGGCCTTCGACCTGCCGTTCCTCATCAAACGCTCCTGGCGCCACCGCATTGCCCCGCCCTACTGGTTGCGCCAAGGCCGATACTGGAATGACCTGGTGGTGGACCTGCGCGAGGTGTGGCAGCTCGGAGACAGCCGGGCAACCGGGAGCCTGGGTGCCATCAGTCGGCATCTGGGACTCGGTGACAAGGCAGGCAATGGCGCCGACTTCAGCCTGTTGTGGAATACCGACCGGCAGGCGGCCATCGACTACTGCCTGCAGGATGTGAGGCTCACCCAGGCGGTGGCCGACATTCTGATGCCGGCCTACTGAGGAGCAACCATGACATGGATACTTCCCAGGCAGTTACACACATTGGCCTCTGCGCTGGATACGGAGGCATTGAGCTTGGACTCAAACGAGCAATCCCAAGTCTGCGCACAATCAGTCTTTGTGAGATCGAAGCCTTCGCCATTAGCAATCTGGTTGCGAAAATGGAAGCGGGACTCATGGACCCGGCACCTATCTGGCCGGATCTTAAGACCTTCCCTTGGGCAGCGTTTCGCGACCAAGTGGACATCCTCACTGGGGGCTACCCATGCCAGCCCTTCAGTGCAGCAGGCAAGCGACTCGGAGGTGAAGACCCCAGGCATCTCTGGCCGCATATCTCAAGAGGCATTTCAATTCTTCAACCAAGAGTCTGCTTCTTTGAAAACGTCGAGGGCCACATTACCTGTGGGCTGCATCACGTTCTGTGCGACCTGGGAAGACTGGGTTACAGAACAACGTGGGGCATATTCTCAGCGTCTGAATGCGGAGCGCCGCACCAGCGCAAGCGGGTGTTCATCATGGCCGTCGCCAGTGGCTTCAGAGGTACAGCAGGGCTTTCAGGATCGTTCCCGAGGCATGAAGGGCAGTCAGGAGAGCCTGACGACGGTGGTGATCAAGGGATGGCCGACACCGAATGCGGCAGACTCATTGCAGGGAGGAACGACGCAGGGCAATCGCAAGGATCCCAATCTGAGCATTGCAGTGCATGGCCCTCCCGTCCCGGCGAGCAGCAGTACGGATGGGAGCCGCCCAGAGTCGTGGCCGACACCAAACTCGCAACCGGCCCAACGGAAATTGATCAACGGCAAAAACCAATCAACCAAGACGGGTCAGATTTACGGGACGAGTATAGCGCAAGCAGTTCAGCAATGGCAGACAGCCACCGTGTCGACCGGAGCGAACCGGCAGAAGGACGGGAGCATGACCGACAAGCTGGACCAGCAGGTGAAGAACTGGGCGACAGCAAGATCTGGGATGGCGAGGGGAAGCAAGTTCACGTACGACAGGGGGAAGGGGAACATCGAGGAGCAAGCGGGAGCGAGTGTTCAGGGAGGAGGCAAACTCAACCCTCGCTGGGTGGAGACCCTGATGGGCCTGCCGGTGGGCTGGACTATGCCGAGCTGTGCATCACCTGTGACAATAGAACGGATGAACTCCGACTCCTCGGTAACGGTGTTGTACCAGCAACAGCAGAACGAGCCTTCAGAAGCCTGATGCAAGAGCTGGACATCGACCATCCTGTCAGCTAATGAAGACCCGTCAGCGTGAGCCCTAGGAAGCGAGCGATGACATCCAAAAAGAACCCATGTTCAACCAATTTCCCCCGTCCGTATCGTGTAACGTCGCGTTGGTTCTTCGCGAGTTCCTAGCACGATGCGTGACGGGGTCTCTGTTTGAATTATGAAAGACGACAAGAAATCTAGGAAGGCACCAGCCTTCCAGCTCTACACCGACGACTTCCTCGCAGGTACGCTTGAGATGTCCCAAGAAGAGGTTGGTCAGTTCATCCGTTTGCTGTGCCACCAATGGAACCGCGGTTCAATTCCGGTTGAAACCGAAAAGCAACAGCGGTTGGCCGGCGGTTGCGTGTCGGTTGACGTCTTGGCTAAGTTCGATGAATGCGAAGACGGGCTTCTTAGGAACATCCGACTGGAATCCGTAAGGACGGAAAAGGGTAAGTTTCTGCAGAGCCAATCGGTAAAAGGTAAGTTATCCGCGGAAAAACGCAGGTTGGATGCTTTAGAACGCCAAAAGCAGGTCAACCAGAATCCAACCGCGGTTCAACCGGTGTTGCAACCGGATGATCAACCGGAATTCAACTCTCCATCTCCATCTCCTACTCCTAAAGAAGATACAAAGAAGGAGAAGGCCTTGAGCCCAGAACTTGAAGCCTTCCGTCTACGAGTCGGCGCTATCGTTCGCCGTAGACCTACCACCCCATGGAGCACCAAGGAGATCAAGGCCTTGAAAGAGGTCTTCGAGTTCAACACACCGGAGGAGGACATCCTACTCGTTGAAGCACGGTACAAGTCCGACGACAAATACCTTCGCCGTGAACTGATGACCCTGCTGAACAACTGGAACGGCGAGATCGACAAGGTTAGAAGCGGTCTTCTTCCTGGTATCGGTGAATCCCGTGCCGGCGGAACACTTAGCGCCGACCTGAATGACTACCTATGAGTGACCCCTACTTTGCCCAGGACGACGAGTTCGGCCTCATCGGCGCCTGTCTCTCCGGTGGATCCGACGTTTGCCACGAGGTATTCGCCAAGATCCCCACCGATGCTTTTCAGGACGCCGATCTGTACCATGTGTTTGAAATCATCAAAGGCCTCGTTGCCAAGAGTGATCCGGTCAACATGACCACCGTGGTCAAGGAGTGGAAGCGCTCCATGGGCCAAACTCCGGTGCCTTTCGAGGCTCTGAACAAGTGCGACGAGATGTGCCCCAGCCCGGCCAACCATCCCGAGTTCTCAAGAGCTGTCCTAGAGGCTCACCTCCGGAGGCAGCTACGATCCACCGGGGACCGTTTAATCCGTGACTCCGCTGTCTCCACCCTATCCGTCGATCAAATCGTCTCTAATGCCGAAGCAGGGCTCACCGTTGAGGCCTCCAAGGAAGAGGTGCAATCATCCAAATCGGTGGCGGGCAGGTTCATCGACGCCACCCAGGAACGGTTCGCCCGGAAAGGCCACCTCTCCGGCATCACCTCGGGCTTCCACAAACTCGATGCCATGACCGATGGTTTCCAGTTCGGTGAACTGGCCATCATTGCTGCCAGGCCTTCCATCGGAAAGACAGCCATCGCCATCGCCATTGCCAAGGCGGCGGCCATCGAACACCGGGTGCCAACTTTGTTTATCTCGCTGGAGATGTCCGACGAGTCTATCATGCGGCGAATGGTCTCGACCATCGGATCCATCCCAATGCAGGACATCAAGACGGGCGACCTCAACGAAGGCGGTATGCGCGCCATGAGTGCAGCCACCGCCAAGATCGCAGGCAGCCCGATTTACTTTGTCTCCGGTTCCGGCATCTCAGGCATCGCCACCATCACCGCGGTGATCCGGCGAGCTGTTAGGAAGTGGGGCGTGAAGCTGGTGTTGGTCGACTACCTGCAGAAGATCCATGGCAGCAAGGCAGCCGAAAAGAAAACATACGAGATCGCCGAGGTATCCGGCAAACTCAAGGCCGTGGCTTCCGATACCAGGACAGCCGTGATCGCCCTGGCACAGCTCAATAGGGCAAACGAGAAGGACGCACCCAGGGCGCCTCGGCTGACCGACTTGGCAGACTCAGGCCAAATCGAACGTGACGCCGACTTGGTTCTATTGCTCGACCGTGTACGCAATGAGACAAAAGGCGAGGCAGTGATTGCCGTAGCCAAACAACGGGACGGCGAATGCGGCCTGGTCCATCTATGGTACGACGGCCAGTTCTGCAGGTTCACCGACCCATCACCTACCTTTTAACACATGAAAGCACCATACGACCTCGAACGAGTCAAGTTACTCAGTGAAGCGCCAAGCCTATTCAAGAAGGCAGTCAAAGCTGGCTGGATGTCCTACCCAATCGGCACCGAGACAACCGAGGACGGATGTCCCGTTGTCCACCCAGACGACGACTACGACGACCGCATCACCAAACATACGCCCGAGGTGTGCAGGAAGGCCTACATCCTAAGGGAACGCGGTCTCACACTGGAACAGGTTTCTAAAGCCTGCCATGTGGCTACTGGTTCTGTTGCTTACATTATAGCAAAGGGGCATGAGGCTGTGTTAAAAGAGCAGCGTCTGTCACAAGTGAAACCATTGTCCAATAGTTCTATCACTAACACTAAGGAGTCTCCTTGATACAGTGCCAGAACAGGTGAACGCGAGAC